GGGTGGAGATGACAACTGGGAAGTTGTTAAATAACTAAACTTACATTCTGAATCACATGAAGGATCAAAACACATTAGAAAAGAAACTGACTTCGTTTGAGAAGTGGGATGCTGCACATTCTATTTTTTTAGAATCGTTGTTGAAAGCGGATAATCATCTCAGATCATGCGCTCATAACCAACAATGTTATGACGAGTTGATGGAAATTAGAGACTATGTTGTTGATATGACTAGGAAGATGCACAACCCTCGTAAATATATCGAATGATTACGGAACTCTAAAGAGAATCTAAAATTTATAGATAAGTCATATAACTATGTTATAATATCAACACACACCACCATAGAACTATGATTAATCTAGACGAACGATACCTATCCTACATGGATGGTAGTAAGAAAATGAGAATAGATGGCATAGAAGAAAAGGTTGAGTCTTATGGTTGGCACTGCGATGGTAATGATATAAAAGGACATTACGTTACGACAGAGAATTATAAATTATACTACGATATGGAAGGACTGTTCACTAAGATGGTGACACTTCGAGAACTGTCACACGCCCTTTCATAATCCAAGATTTTCTGTTATAATACGTGTATTGAGAATTAAATGTATTGATTAAACTACGATTACATCAACAAGATGCTTTAGATGTAATGCAGTTACAATCTAAAGGTCAGGTGATTGTTCCCACTGGTGGTGGTAAAACAATGTGTATGATTGAGGATGCTAAGATACAATTTGCAAGTAGTTTACCTAAGACTATTGTAATTGTTGCACCTCGCATACTATTAGCACAGCAATTATGTGAAGATTTCTTAGAACTAATTGATAATGTAGATGTACTCCATGTTCACTCAGGAGAGACACATCACAAGAGTACAACTAAAGCAGACGAGATAGATTACTGGGTTAATAATAATACAGATAATGTATTGATATTTACAACATATCATTCATTACATAGAGTACAAGAAAGTAATATTCAGGTGGATGCAATATACTTTGATGAAGCACATAATAGTGTTCAGAAGAACTTTGTTGAACCAACTGAGTTCTTTTCAATGTATGCTAATCGTTGCTATTTCTTTACTGCTACACCTAAACATTCTAAGACTCCTTTTAAGATAGGGATGAATGATGAGGACATCTATGGTAAAGTTATAGTCAACGTACCAGCACCTCGGTTAGTAGATGAAGGACATATATTACCACCTAAAGTTAAGATCAAGAAGATAGATGTAGTAGAAGATAGTAGATTCAAACATGAGCATGATTGTGACCATGTAATATCAACTATTGATGATATTGACATTGATAAAGTATTAGTCTGCGCTAGATCTACCAAACAGATTGTTAATCTAGTATCTCAATCTGACTTCTGCATTGAACTTAATGCTCGTGGTTATGACTGGATGTATATAACTGCAAAGACTGGTGGTGTTATCAATGGTAAGAAAGTAGATCGTGATGAGTTCTTCACTACACTTAATCAGTGGGGTAATGATGATACTAAGAAGTTCGTTGTATTACATCATAGTATATTATCTGAGGGCATAAATGTCAAAGGATTAGAGGCAGCAGTATTCTTAAGAAACATGGATTATATCACTATTAGTCAGACTATTGGTAGAGTAATAAGAAAGGGAAATGATACTAAGACTTATGGGTTGATTTCTGTACCAGTATATGATAGAGTGGGTATATCTACATCACGCAAAGTTGAGGCAGTTGTTGATACTATTTTCAATCAAGGTGAACCAGCAATTTCTGTAATTACACGATGAACATTAAAGAACAAGATTATATGTCAAGTGATGTGTGGAAAAGAAATATTCCACCTGTCAGTAACTATAAACGTGGTAGTGCATATAATCAATTTGGTATGTGGGTGATGTGGATTTACTATATCATAATACCTATGATGATAGTAAGAATGATATGGGATATAATCAAATGAAAGATACTATATTATTTGGTGATTGTCGAGAGACACTTAAACAATTCGATGAAAAAGCTAGGTGCTGTGTGACATCTCCACCTTACTATGGTCTTCGTGATTATGGGGGTGAGGATAATCAAATAGGACAGGAACAATCACCAGAAGAATATATTGAAGAGATGGTAAATGTATTCAGGTTAGTAAGAGATTGTCTTACTGATGATGGTACATTGTGGTTGAATATTGGTGATAGTTATTATAATTATAGGAAAGATAGTTGCATACCTAAACAAACATTTACAAATAGTAGACAAGATCTACCAAAGACTACACCTCGTAGGAGTAATAAACTTGTAGGTTATAAAGATAAAGATTTAATTGGAATACCTTGGATGTTAGCATTTGCATTAAGAGCAGACGGATGGTATTTAAGACAAGATATTATATGGCATAAACCTAATCCAATGCCAGAAAGTGTGAAGGATAGATGTACTAAGTCACATGAATATATCTTCCTCTTAAGTAAGAGTAAATATTATTATTATGACAATGAAAGTATAAAAGAACCAGCACAAGATTGGGGTACAAGAGATAGAACTAACGGCAAATATCACAATGAAGGTACAGGTTTACAACCTCATTCTGGACTCACTAAATCATACTCAAAGAGGAATAAACGTAGTGTATGGAGTATAAACAAGAAACCATATAAGGGTGCTCATTTTGCAACTTATCCTGAAGAGTTAATTAAACCATGTATATTAGCAGGTAGTGAGAAGAATGATATTGTGCTTGATCCATTTATGGGAAGTGGCACAACCGCAGCAGTAGCAAGGAGTTTGGGACGGTATTATATTGGATGTGAACTGCATGAAGATTACAATAAGTTAATAGGTGAACGTGTACCAGTTGATATTACAAAGCTTTTATGATATACTATGCAATATAAAACCCCCTATTTTCATAGAGGGTTGTTGGTATATTTAATTTGATTCATTCGTTAAGTGAGCATATCCTTGCAGACTCGTTTGCAACTTGATTGATCATCTTCACATTCAATGAGACAATTAAAGTAATCATTGAGTAACTGATTGTGGTAATCTGTTGTTTCCTCTAATTGAGTAACATTAGATCTCCAACCTTCTAATTGATTATGTGACATTAAGTTGTGCATTTTAAACTCCGATTGAATTTAATTCATAATATACTACTATTTATTCATTTTGTCATCAATTACTGACATTTATTACACACTTCGCAATAAAGATTATGATTACTAAAGAGAAAGTAAGAAACCAAGTTAAGAGTAGATTCTATTACTTATTTTGGGGTATCGCAACCTTTTCAGTAGTTGCTGGTCAAGTATATGTTGGTTCAGGTTATAGAATGTTTGCAAGATCATTGAATAGAATATTTGATACTATTGAATTAGAAGTTAGAGGAGATTATTATAGAGAAGAAAGATTCTACTGATAATATATAACAATGAGTACACGATCTTTCAATGTGAAGAGTATAAAAACATCAGATATTGAAAACATGGTTGACAAATTAGTTGAGGAATATAATATTAATGATGAAGATAGTTTCAGTTTATCTTTAAACCTATATTCATGGTTTGAAGAGAAAGAGTATATTATTGAAGACTAATTCACCCTACTAATTGATACTAATGTATGAACCAAAAGTTGATGATTATGTTATTTGGAAACGACCAAATGGAGATATAGATGAGGGATGGGTATATTTTAAGGGTGAACCAGTTGATAATGAAAAAAGAATTAAACAAGGATGGAATTCAGTTTCACAGTATATAACTATAGAGATTCATGTATATCCAAAGAAAGATTGTGTTTATACTTCTGGTAAACCAATGAGACATAAGAATATACATTCCTTGCTAATATGTAATAAAGAGAACTGGAATGAGTTGGAATATGTAAAGAATAGAAGAGAATATAATATGGCAGATGGTTATAAATCGCAAGAGGGAAGACATCCTGACTATTAGGACAGTCAACAAAGTGTCCACTATTTCACCACAGACTCTCAAAATGATGTATTATATAAATGTTGAGGGGAATTTTCTGGTACATTCTTTCCTTCAACTGCTGCAACCCCCTTTGGTAGTTTCAGGGTTGGAGGCGATAGGAAACTACTAGGAGATCACTAGGTTTCTAACTACTCTGACTTAGAAGCAGAGACATGACGTTAGAGTAATTTACTTACCCTAGTCTTCAAAACTTACACACTTGCAATTTTTGTTACTTATGGCAACTAGGAGAAGAACTTCAGCAGTTAAATCTACAACTGCTAAGAAAACACCTAGAACTGTTGTTAAGAAAACCACTGTAACTCCCGCAAAAAGTGTAAATAAGATTACACCGATTGAGGAAGTGAAAGTGACAAAAACACCAGTTAAAGTTGAAGCAAAGAGTGTTAAGAAATCTGCTCTAGTCAGACCAGTTAAAACTAATTTAACTCGTGCAGACTATCTTGCTGATTTCAAAGTAAGGTGGGAAATCCATCAATTTGAGACACAAGAATTGGGCAGAGATTTGGCAAAACTTTATCAAGGAGCAATGAAGATTACTCTTGATAGTGTTAATTATGTCAAAGAATCTTACAACTCAGCATTTAACTAGACCAGTTTGTAAACTGGCACACACAACCCCCATTCGGGGGTTTTTTAGTTTATAATAATAGTATGAAAAACACACACATGGAACACCCTGAAGATTTGGTATTAAGTGGTGATCTAAGTGTATTAAACTGGTTCACTGCTGATTCTAAAATATCAGTTAAGATTGATGGTTCTCCAGCAATAGTTTGGGGTACTAATCCTGCCACTGGCAATTTCTTTGTTGGTACTAAATCTGTATTCAACAAAGTTAAAATCAAGATCAATGAATCGCATGAGGATATTGATACTAACCATACTGGTAAAGTAGCAAGAATCTTGCATGAATGTTATGACAATTTACCATTTTTGGATGGCATTTATCAAGGTGACTTTATAGGATTTGGTGGTGATAATGTATATCAACCCAACCTAATTGCATACGCTTTCAGTAAAGTTATTGATCAACCTATTATCATTGCACCACATACTTATTATGAGGCACATGATGATTTGAGGAACGCAGTTGTTAAACCTTTTGAGTTTAATTGGGCAGACAATGAGTATGTTAAGTGGATAGAACCAGAAGCAGAGATAGATTTAGATGTTGATAGTATCACCACTAAATGTAACTTTGCAAAGCAGATTGCAACACTATGTGAGTTCCCCGATAGAACTATTGTTGCACGAGTTAAGAAGAATCTCAATAAATGTATCAAAGAGGGTGTAGAATTAGATGATCTAGTATTACACGCACTCGCAGATTACAATCATATTGATATAAATGTCCTCAGATTGTGGAAGTTAGTATCAACAATCAAGATGCAGATGTTAGATTATATTATGGTTGAAGATAATGTAGAATGTTATATCAATGGTGAAGATGTTGGGCATGAAGGTTATGTTCTTCACAACGAATTTGGTTCCTATAAAATTGTAGATAGGGGTGTATTTTCTAGAGCAAACTTTCTAATTCAAAGACCATGAATACATTTACACAACATCTAGAGCAAAATGTTAACTGGAACAAGGTATTTGGTGTAGTTGATTCTTTATACTCAGATAAAGGATTTACATCCAATGCTGATAACTTTGCAAGGGCAACTATGGTAGAGAAAGCAATAGATAAGTTCTCTAATTTGGAACGAGTTGATAAGAATGGATACGATTTCTTATTTGGTGATAAGAAAGTAGAACTAAAGATGGGTAAGAACTTATTCTATAAGAGGAAAGATCCTAAAGCAACTAAGAAGTTTAAGGTTAAATCTTTCCTTAGTGAGACTAAAACAGTAGAGGACTTTAAACAAATTAGTACATACGATTACTTGCTTGTTATAGATTTAACAGCACGAAGAGTTGTAGTTGTTAATGA